ATACCTTCTAGATTAGGTAAATGATAATCGCCCCACTCGTATAACGATAGTTCGTGATCATCCTTAAGAGCATTGACCATATTTTGGCCAATGAACCCTTTGTATCCTGTTATTAAAATTTTCATTTCTGACTGTCGCCTTTACCTACACGATAGTTGTCTTCAACGCTGTCTGGTGTGCTGACTTCTATCACTGTGCCTGCTTCGATACAAATTATCTGGTGAGGCAATAGGGGAGGGTTATGCCATGTGTCACCTGCGATCAGTGTTTCTTCTTTAACATCTGCGTTACTTGTATCGATGTATCGTACGGTAAATTTACCACTTAGTACATACCAAGTTTCATCTTTTTCTGCGTGGAAGTGCATACTGAATTTTGCACCTTCATTAAAGTGCATCATCTTTCCACAATACTTGTCGTTAGTGGCCCAGATGTCTTCAGAGCCCCACCCCTTTGCTACTTTACCTTCTAATCTCATAATTCTCCGCTTTCTGCTAATTTAAGCATTAGGCTATAATGTTCAAATGCTTTCTTTAATGCCGGGTATGTTTCTACCAATGCCTTTTCCCGTTCTTTTTGTTCAGTCATGTAAAGGAAGATATTATAGTGACCTTCTTTCTTCATATTGTTGAACACCTTGTTTTCAAAATTTGCAATTCGTTCTAAATCACTTTCTGGAATTTCAATAGTGTACATCGGTTCAGTTTCATATCTAATAGTCGGTGACAACACATTATAATTTGTTGGATCAACAAAATAGTTTACCATCTGGGAATTCCTGTATGCCCGTTTGTTTGTATCGAGTACTCGAATATTATGTGCATGACAAAACTCTCTTAGTACATCTTTATCACTCATTTTATTCCTACCTCGTCACATATTTCTTTTACTAACGCAACATCTGCAGGAACTTCTTTAAATTTTCTCAACCAATAAGGAACATCGAACGCAGGAGCAATCATATTCAACTGTTCATCAGTCATATTCCTGATCATTTGTTTTCCGCTCTCGCTGTTTAAAATTACCCAGCAACTGATGTATCCGTTCTTAATATCATGAACTGCCTTAAACAGGCTAACATAGTTGAAGTAATGTGCAAAATTCGCGTTATGCTCGTCTGCCCATTCCATCATAGTTTGTAATGTGCGTTGTACAGCAGATTCAACTGGCTCTGTCTTTAATGCCTCGAACAGATATTTTTCATACAAAGCATCACTACACCACTTGTCTAACTTCGTACCACTCTTAATTACATAATCCACAAACTTATCAGGGTACAAAGCATTAGAATTATTGAGGAAACTGCCAAACTTAACAAAAGCGTTGTAGTAACTTGTGTTGCAGAACTCTTCATATGTTTTTGTCTTTCCACCTTGTGCTAATGTCCAGAATCGATTAAAGGCCATATAGCCAGCCTGAACTCGCTTTTCATTCTTTTGTAAAACCCTACGCTTCTGCTCGCACATATGAGCCACAAGAGTTTTCTCAAGTACAAAACTCTTGTTACAATGTACACACTTGTAGGGTTGCGGAACTAATGCGATCACTCGTATTCCTTACGTTGTTTCTTATCAAAGCCCATTTGGTCAAACAGGTCTTCCTTGTCTTGTTTTGACATTAGACTGGCCCACAATTTAATGTCACTCATCTTCATCGCAGGATGTAATTCGCACAGTAATTTTTCAATTTTGTTGGCTTTTTCTTTTTTGCCCGCTGCTAGATAAGGATGGTAGCAATTAACTCCTGCTCCCGATGCTGCAAATAATTTCCATAGCAAGGCTTTATGATTCTTACTCAAATCATTAAAGTTCATGTTCACTAACTCGTTAGTCCGTGTTACAAACCATTCCTGAATATCAGTATCGCCTTGCACGTTGGAAGTATAACGCATCAAGATAAACGGACTAAATGCTTTCTTTTCTTCGTCTGTGAGATTATCATAGAAATCATAATTCTTACGATCTACAGCATTCAGTTCGCGTTTTATATCAAGTTTTGCTGCCATTAGATGTGTCTCTGATTTTAAACAATTGCAAAGTGATGCGGGGAGGCGCTAAGTTGCTTACTGGAGTTACAGTGTGTAGAACTCTGCCAGTATTCTTTCCGGCAGAATTAAATTTAGGAATTGAACCACGGATATAGGTATCAGAACCATTTTTCTTATATAAAAAGATTCCGCCCCAATCGTGTTTCCATTCTTCGTTAAGATACACTGTTACTCCTTCTAACGCATGACCGTCGTCATGCCAAGGAATGTGACTCATCTTAGTCCATACATAATTCATACACGAGTAATCGCTAGGATTGCCAGTTATAATCTCGCTTTCTAATAATTCTTTTAGAATTTTGTCCCGCAGGGCACCGTGGTAATGATACACTAATACAGGATGACTATCGTGAACAATGGCTTTATCCCACCAATAATTGGTTTTCCATTCGCCAGATTGGCTAGTAAGTCGCTGCATAGATTCTTTAAACAATTGTCTACAAAAATCGGGCTCGAATACATTTTCGTAAAATGACATTTTATCCATGTTGATCTTCTTTGCTCAGATAATACAATACTTTAGCACGTTCTAGTACCTCTTGTAAAGAGGCATTGGATTTAGCAGTGCGACGAATATCTTTCCAGAGAGTCTCCTCTGCTAAGTGATGCTCTCTGGAAAGTCCGTCCTCCGTTTGGGGATCGTATGTATATCCTACTACTTCTCTGAGCACAGGATCTGCCCCAAATTCCCTACGATAAATTACACCGTTAGAGCTTTCGTATGTATAAGACGCGTTCGACTTTAGGTTACCCATAATTAATATAGATTATTTTGTTCCCATGGCAAATTAGTTTTACCAAAATGTCCGTAGTTAGTTGTACTACTATAAATCGGACGGAACAAGTTAAATTGATTAATAATTCCTAATGGTGTTAGATCAACATTGTCCTGGATCCAGGTAGTTAAACCGCGGCTATCGCCGTCACTTTCTACATAGAAACTCATTGGTTGTGCTAACCCGATAGCATAACTAATCTGAACAGTTGCCCAATTTGCTCGACCACTTGCTACAATATTTTTAGCAAGGTATCGCATCATATATGCAGCACTTCTATCAACTTTAGTAGGATCCTTACCCGAGAAGGCGCCGCCCCCGTGTGGGCTATATCCGCCGTAAGTATCTACAATAATCTTGCGACCAGTTAAGCCTGTATCACCGTCTGGCCCGCCAATAACGAAGCGGCCGGTTGGGTTAATATGGAATTCGGTTTGATTGTCAACATACTCTGCGGGCAATACTCCTCGAATTACTTCCTCAATGGCAGTGCGTACAACATCAATCGTTACATCATTGCTATGTTGAGTACTACACACAACTTTAGCAATACGAATCGGTCTGTTACTTTCGTCATACTCAAAAGTAACTTGGCTTTTAGCGTCAGGTCCTAGCCACGCAACTTCGCCAGTTTTACGAACTTCGGATAGACGTTGAACAATTTTGTGACTCCAATAAATTGCGCTGGGCATATAATTATCAGTTTCATTACAGGCATACCCGAACATTAACCCCTGGTCGCCTGCACCGAATGTATCAGTACCTAAGGCAATATCAGCGCTTTGACTGTGTAGTAAATTAGTAATATTTACAGTACGCCAATCGAATCCTTCTTGTTCATATCCGATATCTTTAATAGTTTTACGGATCGCACTTTCGACCTCTTCATGGTGTAGTGTACCTTTATATTCACCGGCGACTACTACAGTATTTGTAGTTACTAATGTTTCACACGCACATCTTAATGCGATATTTTCGTCTCGCATTACTAAATCTAAAATAGCATCGCTGATAGCATCTGCTACTTTATCAGGATGTCCTTCACTAACACTTTCACTTGTAAATAGATAACTCATTTTTTTCCTTTACCAACATTTAGTATAATCTACAATCTCACTTTGACGGCTAACTTCTTTAACAAAATATGCACATGACGGTTTAGGTCCAGTGTGTAATGGCGTACAAAGAAGTTGGCCCGGGCGTACTTTAGGGAAGTACCATTTAACATCTTGATAAACATCAATAATGTCAATTTCTAAAAATTCAGGTCTGAATCCAGACAGTGGATTAAAACAGAACGTCTTAAAACCACGATCATTTAAACTTGTTAATGGCAGTACTTCCATATCAGGACCTTCTGGGTCACCTACAATAGTACACCAATCCAGTGGCATTGTTACTTCGTGCGGTCCGATTTTTAATACTGCCGCAGGTCCTGTAAAACTTTCTAAAAATATTAGAGGAATAAAAAAATGATCTGGATTAGAATTATCGCTGTTATCTAAAACTGCGAATCGCAGATCTTCATCGATCTCGTCGGGCAAGTCGTTGAGGTAGAAAACCCTATCCTCTAAGGTAAGAATTTGCATTATTGGTATTTGACCTTTTCTATATTAAATGGGTATTTCGCTTCTTTGTAGTAGCGTTTGCGTTCTGTTAGATGTC